AGAACCCCCCCCATGCGCCCCGCCCCCCGCACAGCCCACGCCCCCCGCTATGCCAGCATCGCCGCCTCCGAGCCCTTCCGCTCGGCTGAGGAAGCCTGGTTCTGGACCATGTCCGCGCTGATCGCGCGGCGCGACGGCGCGCGCATCACCGCCGGCAAGGGCGACAAGGTGCGCCCCTGCGAACCGGATGACGTCATCAAGTGCCTGGACCGGCTGTATCGCTGCCGCCGCATCGACCTGATCCACGCGCGCATCATGCGCCTGTGGGGTGAACGCGGCGTCGCCCCCGACCCGCGCCACCTGTCGGAACGCGCCGATGCGGCGCAGTGGCGCGAGGCGATGAATCGCCTGGAATGGCCGCTGCGCGTGAAGGGGATTGTGGCGTGAATCCCGCCGTCTCCGGCGCTCCACAGGGTCAGGACGGATCGCCCGGCACCCCCCGCCTGCGCGCCGCGCGCGACGCGCCCCAGCAGGTCTGGATCGCCTTCGGCGGGGAGGCCGACCAGGCCTGGCTGCGCCCGCTGCGCCGCGGCTTCCGCCACTGCTTCGCCGCCCTGCGCGACGAGGCCGGCTGGACGGTGGTCGAACCTGTCTCGGGGCGCTTGCTGGTGCTGCGCGTCGCCATGCCGGCCAGCTACGACCTGCCCGGCTTCTATCGCCGTGCGGGGCTGCGCGTGGTCGGCCCCTTCGCGCCCGGGCCGGCGCGTGCGGCCTGGCTGCCGGCGCTGCTGCCGCAGACCTGCGTCGGGCTGTGCCGCGCGCTGCTGGGCGCCGGCGCGCCCTTCGCCATCACGCCCTTCGGCCTGTTCCGGCGCCTGGTGAAGAATCTTCACGAAGATAGGAAAAATGTCTTGACCCAGCGCGCCGCCTGACGTATCACCATCAAGCCAACGGGCGATCTGCGCCCGGCGGCCTTCCTCCCGCTCCCTCCTCAGACCTTCGCGAGCCCGCCCTTCCCCCCGGAAGGGCGGGCTCGCGGCTTTTTGGGGTGGGCGCGCAGGAGGTCCCGTCCCCCAATCGAGAGGAGCCGCGCGCGCATGGGTGGCCTGTTCCGCGCCCCGAAGCCTGTCGTCATCGCACCTGCCGCCGCACCGGCCGCGACGCAAGCCGCCGCCGCCCCGCAGCAGGCCATCGAGGAGACCGCCGCCGCCAGCCGCATCGAGGCGCGCGAGCGTGCGCGCCGCGGCCTCTCCGGCACCATCGCCACCTCCGCCGCCGGCGTGCTCGGCGCCCGCGCCGACTTCGCCGCGACGCGCAAGTCGCTGCTGGGGGAATGAGAGCATGACCCCGGACGACATGATCGCGCGGCATGCCCGCGCGCTCGATCGCCGCCGCGCGCAGGATGCGCTGTGGCAGGATTGCTACGACCACGTGCTGCCGCCCACGACTGGCGGGCGCGTGGCGATCTTCGACGCCACCGCGGCGGATGCGGCCGAACAGCTCGCCGCCTCGCTGCTGGCGGAACTGACGCCGCCGTGGTCGCGCTGGTTCGGCCTCGCTCCCGCGCGCCAGGTGGAAGGCGACACCGAGGCCGCCGTCGCGCTGGAAGATTCGGCCGAGGTCCTGCAGGGCCATTTCGACCGGTCGAACTTCGCGCTGGAGATGCACCAGGCCTTCCTCGACCTGGTGATCGCCGGCACGGGGCTGCTGCTCGTCGAGGAAGCGCCGGTCGGCGAACCCTCGGCGCTGCGCTTCACCGCCGTGCCGCTGCGCGAGGCGGTGCTCGAGGAAGGCCCGTCCGGCCGGCTCGACACCGTGTTCCGCAGCGCGCGCCTGACCGAGGCGGCGCTGCGCGCACGCTACCCCGACGCACCGGTTCTCGCCGTCGCGGAGGACGACGCCGAGGCGCCGCGCCACCGCGTTCTGGAAGCGGTCTGGCCGGATGACCGCGGCACTGCCTTCCGCGCGCTGCTGCTGACCGACCGCGGCCCGGTGGTGCTGCGCGAGGGCCGCTTTGCCCAGAACCCCTTCATCGGCTTCCGCTGGCTGAAGGCACCTGGCGAGGTCTATGGCCGCGGCCCCGTCGCCAAGGCCCTGCCGGACATCCGCACCGCCAACAAGGTGGTCGAACTCATCCTGAAGAACGCGTCCATCGCCGCGACGGGCATCTGGCAGGCCGATGACGACGGCGTGCTGAACCCGGCGACGGTACGGCTCGAACCTGGTGCGATCATCCCGAAGGCGCCGGGGTCCTCGGGCCTCACGCCGCTCGCGGCACCGGGGAATTTCGACGTGTCGCAGCTGGTGCTGACCGACCTGCGCACGCGCATCCGAAGCGCGCTGCTGGCCGACCGCATCGGTCCCGAGCGCCGCGACAACGTGACCGCGACGGAAGTGCTGGAACGCGCCGCGCAGACCGCGCGCCTGCTGGGCGCCACATACGGCCGGCTGCAGGCGGAGCTCCTGACGCCGCTGGTCTCGCGCTGCCTGTCCATCCTGCGCCGGCGCGGGGAGATCCCGCCGCTGCTGCTCGATGGGCGCGAGGCCGTGCTGCGCTACCGCAGCCCGCTCGCGCAGGTGCAAGGGCGCTCCGATGCCGCGAACACGCTGCTGTTCCTGCAGGCGGTGCGCGCCATGGGCCCCGAGGCGATCGCCACCATCGACCTGCCGGCCGCCGCCCGTTGGCTCGGACGCACGCTGAGCGCCCCTGCCGAAGTCCTGCTTCCCCCCACCGAGAAGGAGTGAGCCCCTCATGCCCGAGGACCTGCTGGAGACCGCGCTGGCGGATGGTGCCGCGCCGCAGACCCATGCCCGCCCCGAGGACGTGCCCGAGAAGTTCTGGGACGCCGAGGCCGGCACGCTGCGCATCGACGCGCTGCTGAAATCCTATCGCGAGCTGGAGCGCCGCCTGTCGCAGCGCGCCGGCCCGCCTGGCGACGACGCGCCCGAGGAGGACCGCATCCGCTTCCGCCGCGCGATCGGCGTGCCGGACGGCCCCGATGGCTACGAGATCAGCCCGAAGCACGAGCTCTGCTGCCCGGACGAGGACATCAACCGCCGCCTGCACGAAGCCGGCTTCAGCAAGGCGCAGGCGCAGCTGGTCTATGACCTGGCGGCCGAGCGCCTGCTGCCGCTGATCGCCGAGGCCGCCGGCCAGTTCGAGGCCGAGCGCCAGGTCGAGAAGCTGCGCGACCACTTCGGCGGCGAGGACCGCTTCCGCCGCATCGCCGCGCAGATCACGTCCTGGGGCCGGTCGAACCTGCCCGCGCCGGTGATGGAGGCGCTGTCCACCACGGCCGAGGGCGTGATCGCCCTGCACCGCATGATGGAGGGCAAGGAACCGGGCCTGGCGCGGCGCGGCGAGGAGCCGAGCGCGGCGGATGAGGGCGAGCTGCGCGCGATGATGCGCGACCCGCGCTACTGGCGCACGCGCGAGCCGGAATTCGTCAAGCGCGTGACGGATGGGTTCCGCCGGATGGTCGGCGGCTGAGCATCCTTCCGGCGCGGCTTGAGCGGTCCTCCCTGACGCTCGTCGCGCCGGCGGCCCCGCGCGATCGCGCGCGGTGGCCCCGGGGCGGGTGGCGCGCCTGCACAAGGCAGCGCCGCCCGCCCCGTGAGCTTCCGGCCCGCGCACAACCCGTCACGGGCGCGCGGGCCGCGCCACGCCCGGCCCCTCCGCGGCCAACCGGGCCCACGGCGCATCCCCCCGCACACATCCATCATGAAAGGGCACCCGCATGTCGGGCACCATCGAAACCGCCTTCGTGAAGCAGTTCGAGGCCGAGGTCGCCGAGGCCTACCAGCGCCAGGGCAGCAAGCTGCGCCCGGCCGTGCGTTCCAAGACCGGCGTCAAGGGCGCGTCCACCATCTTCCCGCGCGTCGGCAAGGGCGTGGCGGCGTCGAAGGCGCGCAACGGCGTCGTGCCGGTGATGAACCTCACCTATGCGAATGCCGAGTGCTTCCTGCAGGACTACTATGCCGGCGAGTGGATCGACCGCCTCGATGAGATCAAGACCAACATCGACGAGCGCACGGTCATCGCCAACGCCGGCGCCTATGCGCTGGGCCGCAAGACCGATGAGCTGATCGTCGCCGCCCTCGATACCGCCACCGCCGAAGCCACCGGCACCGGCACCGGCCTGACCGACACCGACGGCCTGACCAAGCAGAAGGTCCTGATGGCCTTCGAGATGCTCGGCGGCGCCGACGTGCCCGACGACGGCAACCGCTTCGCGGTGGTCGGCTGGAAGCAGTGGAGCGAGCTGCTCGCGATCGATGAGTTCGCGCGCTCCGACTACGTGGGCGACGACGCGCTGCCCTGGAAGGGCACGCAGGCGAAGCGCTGGCTGGGCGCGCTGTGGATGCCGCATTCCGGCCTGACCAAGACCGGCGTGCTGCGCTACTGCTACTTCTTCCACAAGACGGCGGTCGGCCACGCGGTGGCGTCCGAGGTGGTGACCGACATCACCTGGCACGGCGACCGCGCCGCGCACTTCGTGAACAACATGATGTCGCAGGGCGCGGTGATGATCGACCCGACCGGCGTCGTGCGGATGCGCGCGAAGGAATAGCCAGGTTGGGGGGAGATGAACTCCCCCCCCAAACCCCCCTCCTTTTTTTGGCACCTGGGAACTGACCTCCGAGGTCAGTTCCCAAGGGACAGAAGAAGGAGGGCTTGGGGTCCCCGCGGCGTTGCGCAGCGACGTCGTGGGGTCCCAGCTCGGGGGAGTTCTCTCCCCCGATCTTCCTTTTTCTCGATTGGAGGTTCCCCGATGGCGCTCACCGCCCTCGCGCTCAGCTCGCGCGCGCTGCTCAAGATCGGCGCCCAGCCCGTCGCGTCCCTCGAAGAGGGCACGGCCGAGGCCGAGGTCGCGGCCAACCTCTATCCGGGGATCCGCGACGCGTTGCTGTCCTTCCACCCCTGGTCCTTCGCCACCGCGCAGGCGGCGCTTGCGCGCCTGTCCGCTGCACCGCGCGCCGATTTCGCGGCCGCATACCAGCTGCCCGCGGGCTTCCTGCGCGCACTGTCCGCCGGCACCGCGGGGCGTGCCCGCGGCATCGTGTACCGTCTGCAGGAAGACCGCCTGTTCACCGACGCGAGCGAGGTCGCGCTGACCTACGTGTTCCGCCCGGACGAAAGCGCCTTCCCGCCCTATTTCGCGCAGGCCCTGGTCGCGCGCCTGGCCGCCGAATTCTGCATCCCGCTGACCGAGAACAGCAGCCGCGCCGAGATGCTGTACCGCCTCGCGGAATCGGAACTGCGCCAGGCCCGCCAGGCCGACAGCCAGCAGGCCAGCGCGCGCGTGCTGGAAGGCTTCTCCCTCATCGATGTGCGGGGCTGACCCATGCCTGTCGTCAAGCGTGCCAAGACCAGCTTCGCCGCAGGAGAGCTGGCGCCCGAACTGCTCGGCCGCGGCGACCTGCGCGCCTTCGAGAACGGCGCGCGGCGCCTGCGCAACGTGTTCATCCAGCCGACCGGCGGTGTCACGCGCCGCCCGGGCCTGCGCCACGTGCTGCCGTTGTCGGGTGCGGCGCGGCTGATCCCGTTCGAATTCAACACCGAGCAGACCTACGTCATGGTGCTGACCGACGGCGCGCTGCGCGTGCTGCAGGGCGATGCGGTGGTGGCGACGCTGCCCGGACCCTGGACCGCGGCGATGCTGCCGCAGCTCGGCTTCACGCAGTCGGCCGACACGCTGCTGCTGGTGCATCCCGAGATGGCACCGCAGCGCGTGACGCGCACCGCCACCGGCTGGACCATCGCCCCCTGGGCCTTCATCCGCGTGCCGTTCTTCCGCTACGCCGATGCCGCGGTCACGCTACAGGCAAGTGCGACCACCGGCATTGTCACGCTGACCGCCAGCGCGCCGCTGTTCACCACCGGGCATGTGCAGGCGCGCCTGCGCATCGCCGGCAAGCTGGTCAGGGTGCAGTCGGTCGCAAGCGCGTCGCAGGCGAGCGCCTTCGCCGAGGAGGTGCTGACGGGCACAGCCGCGACCGCCGACTGGGACGAGGCCGCGTTCAGCGCGGCACGCGGCTGGCCGGTGAGCTGCGGCTTCCACCAGGACCGCCTGGTGGTGGGCGGGTCGCGCGACCTGCCGAACCGGCTGTGGTTCTCCCGCACCGGAGACCTGTTCAACTTCGACGCGGGCACCGGCCTCGATGACGAGGCGATCGAATTCGGCCTGGTGTCCGACCAGGTGAACGCGATCCGCGGCGTGTTCTCCGGGCGGCACCTCCAGGTGTTCACATCCGGCGCGGAATGGATGGTGACCGGCGATCCGCTGACGCCGTCCAGCATCCAGTTGAACCGCCAGACCCGCGTTGGCTCGCCGGTCGATCGGCTGGTGCCGCCGGTCGATGTTGATGGCGCCACGGTGTTCGTCGCGCGCGGCGGTCAGGGCGTGCACGAATTCGCCTATACCGACGTCAGCCAGGCCTACCAGGCGAACGACCTCGCGATCCTCGCACGGCACATCGTCTCGACGCCCGTGTCCATGGCCTATGACCAGCGCGCGCGCCTGCTGCACCTGGTCATGGCCGATGGCGGCATCGGCACGCTCACGCTCTATCGCGCCGAGCAGGTCACCGCCTGGACACGCCAGGAGACCGACGGCGCCTTCCGCGCGGTCGCGGAATCGGACGGCACCGTCTGGACCGTGACCGAGCGCGCCGGCGCCTTCGCGCTGGAACGCTTCGATGCCGCGCTGGCGCTCGATGCCGCCCTGACCGGCAGCGCGATCGTCGCGCAGGATGAATGGAGCGGCCTCGCGCATCTGGAAGGGCGCAGCGTCGGCGTGCTGGCCGATGGCGCGCCGCGCGACGCCGCGATGGTGGCGGATGGCAAGGTACTGATCGACCCGCCGTCGAACACGGTGCAGATCGGCCTGACCTTCAGGCACGAGATCGAACCGCTGCCGCCCGACATCATCACGCCCTCGGGTGCCGCGACCGGCCCGCTGCGCCTGGTCGCGGTGACGTTCCGGCTGCTCGAGACCGCCGCGCTGTCGGTCGACCTCGGGCGCGGTGCGGAACCGGTTCCGTTCCGCCGGCTCGATACCTCGCTGCTCGATGCCGCGCCGCCATCCTTTACCGGCGATGTCACGCTGCGTGGCCTCGGCTGGCGGCGCGACCGGCTGCGCCCCGTCTGGCGCGTCGAGGGCGACGCACCGCTGCCCATGACGCTGCTTTCCGTCACCACCGAGATCAGGATGACCGACTGATGGCCCAGCTCGCTTCCCTCGCCTCGCTCGCCGGCACGGGCCTCGCCGTCTTTGGCCAGGTCCGTCAGGGCCAGCAGCAGCAGGCCACCAGCCGCGCGCAGCAGGACAACCTGCAGGCGCAGCAGGCGGCCCAGCAGGATCAGGTCGCGGTGCAATCCGCGGTGCAGGAGCGCGAGCGCCAGGACCGCCTCGCGCGCACCATCGCCTCCGCCCGCGCGCGGCTTGCCGCCGGCGGCGTGGCGCCGGATGACGGCTCGGCGGCGGCACTGACCGCCGGGCTGCGGCGCGACGCCGCACAGGACGCGGCGGAGGATGCCGCGGTGACCTCCGCGCGCCTCGCGGCCGGTCGGCGGTCGCTGCTCGCCACCGATGGCAGCCTGAATTCGTTCCTGCGCGCCGGGCAGACGCTCGGCGGTGCGGTGCGAAGTCTTTTGGATTGACCCTCAGACGGCGGGCGCCGGCCATCCGGCCGGCTTGCCTGCGCGCCATGCGCTGGTGCGCTGGCGGCGACTGATCGTCTGGGCGCGGTCGCGCCGTGCGCTCCCGGATCGCGGCAGGGCCGCAATCCGCGTCTTCGTCCTGTTCCGGCCGCCATTGGCCGCCCCACCCCTTCCAGACATCGAGGACCACCCATGGCCGAACACATCACGATCGGCGATGTCGCGCCGCGCGTGCAGTATGTCGCGGACGGCGTGCTGGCCGACTTCCCCTTTCCCTTCCCGATCTTCGACGAGGCCGACCTCGAGATCCGCCTGGATGGCGCGGTGCTCACCGGCGGCGCCGAGATCATCGGCGCGGGGTCGTCGGATGGCGGCACGGTCACGCTGGCCGAACCGCCCGCCGCGGGCACGCGCGTCACGCTGCGTCGCCGCCTGAAGATCGCGCGCGCCACCGACTTCCAGGATAACGGCATCCTGCGCGCCCGCGCGCTGAACGACGAGCTCGACTACCAGGTCGCCGCCATCCAGCAGGTGGCCGACGAGGTCGCGGGCAGCGTGCGGCTCGACCCCGCCGATGGCGGGGCACTGGTGCTGCCGCTGCGCGGTGCGCGCGCCAACCGCGTGCTCGGCTTCGATTCCGTGGGCGACCTCGCGGTGTTCGACCGCGGCACCCAGGCGCTGGGCGTGCCCTATCCGGGCGGCGTGCCGCGCATGGTCGAGGACAAGCTCGGCGAGCGCCTGACCGCGCGCGACTTCGGCGCGACCGGCGACGGCGTGACCGATGACGGCCCGGCGCTCGCCGCCGCCATGGCCGCGGCCGCGGCGTCGGGCCGCGTGCTCGAGATCGGCGAGGGGTCCTTCCGCACCACGCAGCCGCTCACGCTGGGCGGCGGTGCGGCGGGCCTGATCATGCATGGCGCCATCATCTATGCCGGGCCGGCGGGCAACACCGCGCTCACGCTCGGCGATGGTGCGGCCGTGCGCAACGCGGCCAAGCGCTACGAGGGGCTGCGCGTGCTGCGCGCGGCGATCTCCACCTGGGACAACGAGGCCGATATCGGCCTGGTGATGCGCAACCTCGATGCGTCCTTCATTGAGATCCGCCAGGTGGAGGGCTTCACGATCGGCGTGCGCACGCTGGGCGTCGAGCGCGGCTTCGAGGATTCCACCCTGGTCCTCGGGCGCATCGTGAACAACAAGATCGGCCTCGATGTCCGCACCGAGACTGCGGGCGCGTGGAACACCTCGGTGCGCTACTATGGCGGGCACTTCGCGATCGGCAGCACGGTCTATCCGGACAAGGACCGCTTCGGCATCCGCTTCTCCGCAGCACCTGGTGCCTATGTCACGCACAACCGGCACATTTTCGACGCGCCGGGCTTCGAACTGCAGGCCGTGGGCCGCCCGATCAGCGGCATCCCGTTCCTGATCGAGGTCAACAGCCGGTCGATCTGGGGCCGTGCGCTGCGCATGGAAAGCTGCTCGCCCTTCGTCGCGCGGCACACCGGCGCCGCGCAGGACCACATCTACGAAGTGGCCTGGGCCAGCCAGACCTACCAGGTCGAGGTCGACTACACCGACACGGCCACGCGCGTCGGCGCCGTGGTGCGCGCAACACACCAGTCGGCGGCGTTCCGCGAGGCCACGCGCGAGGTGGCGTCGGTGTCGAACCTGCGTGCCGCGCGCATCCGCTGGTCGAACACCGAATGGGGCTTCGATCGCCTTGCCTGCCTGTCGACCAACGTCGCGGGTTCGCCGACGACGCTGTCGGACTTCGCCTTCCCCGCACTCGAGGGCTACGGCTTCAGCAATGACGGCGTACTCCTGACCGGCGGGCGCGGCATCGGCTTCGTGGTGGATGCGCGCGGCTGCCGCGAATTCGCGCTCGCGGTCGATGCCGATGCACCGCGCCTTGTGGTGCAGTGCTTCGACGCGGCGCGCAACCTGCTGAGCGACACCGGCACCGCGCTGGTGCGCGCCTCCGGTCAGTCGATCGTCTGGAACGCGGCGGCGCGCTGGTGGCAGGGATCGGCCGACATGGCGGATGCGACCTTCACGCGCCCGCAGGTCGTCCGCCTCGCCGCCAATGTCGCCTATGCGATCATCGGCGTCGCGCGCATCGGCACGGATTACGAGGTGCGCGCGATGCGCCTCGCCTGCGATCCGCTGTTCGCGCCGCCACTGCTGTTCGCGCAGCCCGGCTTGCCGCATGGCGGGCGGGAGATGGTGGCCGAGGCGGCCTGGGACCCGCCCTCGCTCGCCGCTGGCGCGATCGCGCAGATCAATGTCGCGTTGCCCGGCGCGCGGCCCGGCGACTTCGCCTCGGCGGCCTTCTCGCTCGCCACCTCGGGCGTGGTGTTCCTCGCACAGGTGGGGGCGACGGATGTCGTCACCGTCACCGCCTGGAATCGTTCGGCGGTGTCGATCGACCTTGGTGCCGGGACGGTCCGCGCGCGGGTGGTGAAGACGTGACGGGCCGTCGCGAGCCGGTGGTTCGTGGCCCCGACCTGCGCAGCGCAATGGATATCGTGGCCGAGAGCTACCTCGGCTTCCTGCACTGCGGACCCGAGCCCGGGACCGGCGACGACGCGAAGGCCTTCCTCGCGCATCACGCCGCCTGCAAGTCCGCGCTCGCGCATCTCGATGCGCTGGCAAAGCTCGCCCGCAGCATGGGGTCCGCACCCGCCGAGGCCGAGGAGGCGCGGGTGATGGTGGTCGAGGCGCGCGAGGCACTCGCGCAGTTCGAGGAGGTGGATGCCGATGCCGCAGCGGAGCAGGACTGAACCGGACTTCCTGGAATTCGCCTGGGTATGGAACCGGCGGCAGCGGCAGGACACGCCGCCGGTTCATCGCCGTATCGCCCGCTGGCTCGAAGCACGCCAGGCGGCCGGCGAGCAGCGCCTGCTGCTGATGGCGTTTCGAGGCTGCGGCAAGTCCACGCTGGTCGGGCTGTGGTGCGCCTGGCAACTGGCGCGCCGGCCCGAGACCCGCATCCTGGTGCTCGCCGCCGATGCGCCGCTCGCGGTCAAGATGGTGGCGACGGTGCGGCGCATCGTCGAACGCCACCCGCTGTGCCGGCACCTGCTGCCGGATGGTCCGGACTCCTGGGCGGCGGACCGCTTCACGGTGGCGCGCGACGGCGCCCTGCGCGACCCGTCGATGCTCGCGCAGGGCATCGGCGGCAACGTCACCGGATCGCGTGCCGAGGTCATCGTGTGCGACGACGTCGAGGTCGCGGGAAACTGCGATACGCCGGGCAAGCGCGCCGAACTGCGCGAACGCCTGGCCGAGGCAGAATTCGTCCTGACACCCGGCGGCACCATCCTGTTCGTCGGCACCCCGCACTGCGAGGACAGTCTCTATCGCGACCCCATGCAGGAGGGCGCCTTCCTGCACGGCTACCGGCGCCTCGCGGTGCCGGTGATGAATGCCGCCGGCGCCTCCGCCTGGCCCGAACGCTTCCCGCGCGAGGCGATCGCGACGCTGCGCGACCGCGTCGGCCCGCTGCAGTTCCAGCGGCAGATGCTGCTCCAGCCGGTCGCGGCCAGCGCCGTGCGGCTCGATCCCGCCGCCATCATCCGCTATGGCGACGAGCCCGACTACCGCGAGGCGCAGGGCCGCGGCGTGCTCACGCTGCTCGGCCACAAGCTGTCCTCCGGTGGGGCCTTCTGGGACCCGGCCTATGGGCGGCCGGGCGAGGGCGACGCCTCGGTGCTGGCGTGCTGCTTCTCGGATGGCGATGGCCGGCACTTCCTGCATCGCCTCGCGTATCTCACGCACGACCCGCACTCGCCGGTGGATCCGGCCACGCAGCAATGCCGCAAGGTCGCGGCTCTGCTGGGCGAGCTCCTGCTGCCCACGGTGCGGGTCGAAACCAATGGCCTCGGCAAGTTCCTGCCGGCGCTGCTGCGGCGCGAACTCGCGCCGGCGGGTGTCGCCTGCCAGGTGATCGAGCATGTCAGTACGCGCGCCAAGGACGACCGCATCCTGGCGGCGCTCGAACCCGCACTCGCCGCGCGTCGTCTGCATGCGCATGAGAGTGTGTTCCGCACGCCCTTCGCCAGCGAGATGGCGGAGTGGCGGCCTGGCGCTGCGGGCGCGCGCGACGATGCGCTCGATGCCGTGGCGGGCTGCCTGCTGGCCGAACCCGTGCGGCTGGTGCGCGGCGCGAGGCCGGTGCCGCGCCCGTCCTGGCGCGGTGGCTGAATTCAGGCCGCGCGGCGCTTCAGGATCTCGGCCGCGTGGCGGTCACGACCCTCGGGCGTGATCTCGAACCGCCCGTCGCCGCGCGGCTGCGCCAGGCCCATGCCGGTCAGGCGGTTCAGGCACGGCCCGTCCTTCAGCCCGGGCGGGCGGCCATGCGGGCCGACCAGTGTGAGCCGGTGCAGGGCCGACCGGCAGCACGTCTCGAGATACGGCTCGTTCCACATCGCGGCGCGGTCACTCCCTGGGCTCGGTTGCAGGGTGGGCCGCTGGTCGCTCCCATTCAAGGCTCCAGCAGAAGGCAGTTCAGAGAATGCCGATTCAGATCGAACCTACCTGGTGGATCACGGCCGTGGAGGTGCCCGTCATGGCCGCGCTGTTCTGGATGATCCATGGCCTGCGCCGGGATGTGAGCGAGCGGATCGAGCGCGGTGACCAGCGCGATTCCGACGCGCTGACCCGCACGCGCGAGGATTTGTCGCAGTTCAAGATCGAGGTCGCGCGCACCTATGTGCCGCTGTCGTTGATCCGCGACCTCGACCGCCGCATCGCCGACCACCTGATCCGCATCGAGGAGAAGCTCGATGAGGTGACGCGCGCCTCCATCGCCGTGGCCCAGGCCGCGCGCCGCGCGGAGGACCGGGAATGA